GGCAGATTTAACTGACTTTGATAAGATGGCTATTATTGTTGAAGTAAAAAAGCGGTTAGTATCGGACAACAAAATGAGAATGCAGCGTGAAATCTATGAGCAATTAAGAAAAATTGATTAATTTTGCGTTATGAATGGAGTTCCATTAGAGGTTTTGCATCATCAATATATGTCAAGTCCACTAGCTAAATATAGATTGACCTATGAACAGTTTGCATACTATTATACTAAATGGATAAACGAAAAATTAAATGAAAGATAGGATAAAGCAATCAATTAAGATAGACTGGCAAAAGATTAAACCGCTTCAGCCTGAAAATGTAAAGCTACCCTACAATACAGCGCACCTTAAAAAGTCCTTATTAAAGTACGGATTTTCATTACCATTTTATGTATGGGAAAGCGAGGGCGAATATTACTGCATCGACGGACATCATAGGTTAGACGTATTAAACGAATTAATATCCGAAGGTCATAAAGTGCCAAAGGAATTGAACGCAGTAGAAATCGAGGCTAAAGACCGTAAAGAAGCTATATCAATTCTAGTATCAGTGTTCAATCAAAAGTCTAATCCATTCGCAGAGGAATACCTTATCGAGTTTTTAGAAGTTGAGCAAATTAGTATTGAAGAGGTCAACATTGAGAGCGTAAATGTAGTTACTGAGACTATTGAAGAAGAAACCGTATTAGAGGCAATAGAAGACGATTTTGATAGCACACCACCAACGGAAGCTATTACTGTATTAGGAGACCTTTACGAGATAGGAGAGCATCGTTTGCTTTGTGGGGATAGTACAGATAGCGACCAAGTGGCAAAGTTAATGAATGGTAGTAAAGCAGATATAAGTTTTACAAGTCCGCCGTATAACACAAAAGAAAATGCAAAATTAAGCCCACATCAAACTAATGGAACAAAATACAATTCTTATTCTGATGACTTAGAAGATGATGAGTACTTAAAACTACTAACGGATTTTACAAATAACACGCTCTTATTTTCAGAATATAGTTTTGTAAATATTCAAAGTTTGTCAGGTAATAAAACCGCATTGATTGATTATTTGTATAATCTAAAAAATATTTATGCGGACACTTTAATTTGGAACAAACAAAATGCACAACCAGCAATGGCAAACAATGTATTAAATTCACAATTTGAGTATGTACACGTTTTTAGTCATAAAGCAAATAGAGCAATAGGCACAAAAGAATTCAGAGGTACAATAAGCAATGTTGTTGATATAAGTAAACAAACAGCAAATAAAGTGAAAGAACACAATGCGACTTTTCCTATGGACTTTGCATCATTCTTCGTATCAAACTTTTGCGTAAAGTCAGTTATTGATTTATTTTGCGGTAGCGGAACTACAATGGTTGCATCACACCAACTTAAACGCAAATGTTACGGAATGGAATTAGACCCTAAGTATTGTGATGTAATAGTAAAGAGAATGATTAAACTAGACCCTACTTTGAATATCAAACGTAATGGAGTAGTAATTGATAAAAAAGAATTTGAATAAAAACCAATGTCAGAATCAATAGACCACCCTAAACATTACGGAGGAGACAATACCTACGAAGCTATAAAGGTAATCGAACACTATAACCTAGACTTTCACTTAGGGAATGTCTTAAAATACATTCTAAGGGCAGATAAGAAAGGTAAAGAGCTGGAAGATTTGAAAAAAGCACAATGGTATCTGAATAGGAGAATAGAACAGTACGAACATAACATTACTAAACGACAAAAAGTGTCGCTAAACGAGCAATAAACGAGCTATGGCAAAAATTGATAATCTTAAAGGTAAGGGTGTTAAATTCTCAAAAGACTACCAACCGTCACCAGAGAATAAATCTGCTGGCAAAAAGAAAATAAAGACCATTAAAGACGCATTAGTATTCATAGGTGAGCAGATAGCGAGCAAAAAGAATACTATAAACGGTGAGTTTGAATTTTCAATGGAGGCTGAAATCATTTATAAGCAAGTTGAAAAAGCATTACAGGGCGATACTAAGTCCGCTGAGTTCATGGCTAAGATAGGAGGTTGGGAATCACCTAAACAGGTTGAGCAAAAGAATACTCATGAAATGATAGGACTAGCAGCTGAGTTTGTGGATAGGTCATAAATATGCACATTAATAAAGTTCAATTCGATAATAAGTGGTTTAATCCACTATTCCATATACTTTGGGATATTGAAACCAAATATCCTAACATCAAGCACGTTTACATCTATGGAGGTAAGTCATCAACCAAAACTTATACGGTAGCTCAATTCGCATTGATTAAAGCGGCGGTGTATGGAAAGAACACCCTAGCCTTTAGGAAAGTATCTGACCGTATGAATGAGACGCTAATAAGCACATTTAAGAAGGCAAGGCGAACCACAAAAGTAGAAGCTGCAATAAACGTAATGGATAAAGAGTTTAGAGCAGCAAAGGCACACATTAAGTTCAAAGGATTGGATAGTGAGGATAGCGCAAAAGGTGTAGAGGATTATTCTTATATGCTTTTTGATGAGCTTGACCAATTTAGCCAAGAGGAATACGAAGAGACTAGACTATCATTTAGAGGTGAAGTTTCTAAGATGTTTTTCTGCACATGGAATCCAGTTAGTGAGCATTTATGGATTAAGCCTTACTTAGATAGAATAGAATGGATAGACAGCGAATACAAGCTACCAAGTCCAGAAAGTTTTATTAAGATGTCCGCAGACGGTGCAAGGCTATTAATTAAAACCGACTATAACGATAACTATTGGTCAGTCGGTTCACCTTGCGGAACTTATGGATATAAAGATGATGCACTAATAAGAGACTACGAACAGTTAAAAACATACAACTATAATAAGTATAGAGTAGTGGTGCTAGGTGAGTGGGGAATAACGGAAGTAAAAAGTCCAGCGGTACAAACCTTTGACGTTAGTAAGCACGTTGGCAAAGTAACTCCATTAGAACATACGCCGTTATTGTTTTGGGTTGACTTTAATATTGACCCTTTAGCCTGTACTGTATGGCAGATATACAGAGAAGACGGCAAACATAAGATAAGAGGCATAAGGGAGATAACCATTAAGGCAAAAGAAGGTATTCATAACACTCAGCAGCTAATTGACCTAATCAAACTGCAATACGCTACTAAACTACATTCAATATGCTTTACAGGTGACGCTACAGGTGCAATGGGTAGGGCTGAAGGTTTATCTAATTGGATTCAGATTAACAAAGCATTTAATCTAGGGAGACGGTTACAAGTTCCCAAATCAAATCCAAGTGTATTGGCATCTATTGACTTATTGAATTATGTATTTTACAATCACCCTGACATATTACTAGATGAGAGTATGACTAATACTATCTTTGAATTACAGCACACTGAAAAAGATGACAAAGGATTAATTAAAAAGGATAGGAAGTTGGCAGAGCAGAGGGCAGACTTTATAGATACAATTAGATATGGCATGAACTTTCACTTTTTGCTGCAAGATGATATGCAAAAAAACCCACAAAAGTTTGGCATAAAATAAATATCTTTGCACTAAATTACATAATAGGTATGCCTTGTATTAAATGCTCAACTAATAAATGGAAAATAGGTAATGGTAGGTGTATTTATACTTCATTACAAGATTGCGAGCGTGCATTGAAAGCCTACTATGCTAATGAAAGGAAAGAAAATGAGGTTAAAAAGAAATAAATTAAAAAAGAATATAAATGATTAGTGAACTAACTGAAATACTCTTATACTCATTGATGTTGTCTTTATACATCAACGCCTTACAAATTATGTTCCAGGCTGAAATGGTATTGAACTGGCTTTATACATGGTTAGAATCTAAGTTTAGAAACCGAAAAATAAAAAGCAAATGGAGAAACCATGAAGGATTACTTTACATAGCCAAACCATTATTCGCTTGCGCATCGTGTATGCCTTCGATTCATAGCTTACCTTTACTATTTATACTTCCATTGTGGAAAGTAGCTATAATAGCAGTTATAAGTATAACCATTGCAACTTTAATTAATGATAAAATATTTGAATAATGCCGACACTATGTGAACCGATAATAGAACTAAGCATCTGCGACAAGAACGTCAAGATAGCTGAGAACATTCAAGACCTAACCTTAATAGTTTATAAGGGAAACCAAAGACAATGCAGCTTTGAGATACCTAGCATTGCTGGTGATATAGTGTTAACCGATACAGAGATACTAGAGTTCGGAAGTACTGCTCATACCTTCAAACTATATTTAAAATATGCTGATAACAGTAGGGCAAACTTTCAGTATTATAATTGTGAAGGTGATGAGATGCAAAGCGAAGTTATTAGATTAAGATTTATTGAATGTGGTGATTTAAATGACGTACTAAATGAAATTTGCTAGTATAAAAGAAAAGCTATTCCCTAAAAAAGTAGATGTAGGAGGTAGGAGCGTTCCTATGCGATATGCCTTTACAGGTGCAAGTGGTCATAACTACTATCATTATATAGATGCTGCCAATGATATGAACCCGGCTAGGTACATTGAATATTACTTACCAATGGTCAAAGAATACTTTTTAGGTATCAAACGAACAGAGTTAGATATATTCTTTAGCAAGTGTAAGGGATATGCTAATATAAAGCAATACGAAGCCGCTCACCTAGTAATGGAGGAGAGAGCAAAGTTAAACCTAGATACAGGAATCATTTATGATATAATGAGCGTTCTATATCTGCGAGGCGATGAGAAAAACGAATTTGTTGACCAACTATTCTTACAGGAAAAATCTAAGGACATTAAGAACACAATGCGAGCAAGTGGAGGGGCCGACAATGGTTTTTTTTTATGTCCCGAGTTCAGGAACTTTTTAAAGTCGGCGAATCTATCGGACATAGACTGGAGTTCATATACACGAATAGCGGAAAGGAACATAGAGATACTGGAGGAGACGTTGAATTTAATCCGCAACTCCGACCAATTCAAGAATATAACGAGTACACCGAAAAAATAAAAGAACAGTTGGTTTACATTTGCCAAAATGTAGATGACTATAATAGAGTATGGAACGGAACAATGCGAGACTATTACTTTGCGCTCACTAAGTTCATTCAAAGCATACCAAAAGAAACCAAAAAATCCAATAAGTAGCGAAGGCTTTAGGATATTTCATAACATT